AATAGGAGAAAAAACTTTGAAGGGTTATCAGATGTGGATAAAATAGCAATTCAAACAATACTTAAAAGATTGGGATTGATTATTGAAAATGATACATATTTACCTGAAAAGATAAAATTTGAATTACAAATAAAATATTATGCAGTTACTCAATTATATTTAAGTTCTTATAAAATCTATATGAATGATTTAACTGATGAGAAATTAACATTTAATTATCTACAAGCAAATAAATATTGTCCGATAAATGATGAGGAAAATCTAGAAGAATTTATGAATTATTATATTGTTTGTTTGAGAAAGGATTTGAAAAATGAAACAAATAAGTAGTGAGGTATTATGCAAATATTGTTTAGGATGTAATAAATTAGAGGATGAAAATTTTGCAGGATGGCGAAGATGTAGAAATTTTACTCCTGGATATAAAGATTGGAGAGAAAGTTTAAATAATGCATATAGCAAAAATAGAAAACATTCAAAATAGATTTTAAGAGGTTTTATTTTTCAAAATGATAAATTACATTGGAAAACAATTTAAAAGAAAAATAGAATGAAATTTGGAAGAAATTTAATAGAATTTTTTAACAACTACACGGCGATTTTTGAAACGAACTGATAAACGAAAGGAAAGATGAAAAAATGAATATATTTGCACAATTATTTTGGTTTATATTTTTATATGGAAGTATTTTTGGAGTGATTTTTGCAATCATTTTTGAAATATTTATAATTGGAATTATTTATTTAATAAAAAGATACAAAAGAGGTGGAAAACATGAAAAGAAATTTTAATATACCGGGAAAAGTACAAGCAAAACAAAGACCAAGATTTAATGGGAAATTTGCTTATACTCCAAAAGAAACTATTGCTTATGAAAATTGGGTTAGAACTTGTTATTTAGAAAAATACAGAGGACAACCTATATTAGAAAATCCATTAAAAGTAAAGATTATTGCTTATTATGAAATACCTAAAAGCACAAGCAAAAAAAGAAGATTAGAAATGAAAGATGATAAGGTATTTCCAACAGTAAAACCTGATACAGATAATATTGCAAAAAGCATTTTGGATTCTTTAAATAATATTGCTTATTTAGATGATAAACAAGTAGTTAAACTAGAAGTAGAAAAATATTATTCAGATGTTGCTAGTGTAGTTGTTATGATTGATGAGGTGGAAAATGAAAGAGAATAATTTTTCAGATTTATATAAAACACATATTTTAGGAATATTTGATAATGATAGTAAATTCGAGATGAAAATAGGAGGCAGACACGGAAAAGGAATAAGATGTATTAAAGTTAGACAATATGTGTACGAAGATTTAAAAAAACAATGTCTAAAAAAGGTTTTAGTAGGACAAGAACCAATGAATTTACATTCATATTTAGGGATACCAATAAAAGTAGATGATAGCATTAAAAAAGATTTTGAAATTGAATATTATAAATAATAAATTAGAGGTGGAAAACATGAAAAATAAATGTGATAAATGTAATAGTACAAAATTATTTGTAGAGATACAGGGAACACGAAGAGGGTTATATTGTGGAGAATGTGGAAAATGGCTAAAATGGATTACGAAACAAGAATTACAAGTGGCTAAATTCAATGGAGTAAAAATAATAGGAGGATAAAATAATATGAAATATATTATAGATCATAAAGTTTATGATACTGAAAAAAGTACAGAAATAATAAAATATACACAAGGAATAGAACATAAAGGTTTGTTTGTAACAACATATCCTAGGTATGAACACACTTTATATAAAAGTCAAAAAGGGCAATTCTTTGTTCATATAGGAAAATATGTTGGTAGAACGGATATATCTTATAACGATAAAGATTATATTGAATTACAAACAGAGGAAGATGTAAAAAAGACATTGGAGGAATTAAACGAAATAGACAAATATATAGAAATATTTGGAGAGATAGAGGAGGGGTAACTATTATGTATATTAGTGAATTTTGGTGTGGTGTGTTAGCCACAATAGGAGTTGAATTTGTTGCATTGATAGGATATGCAATACAACAAATTATAAAGCAAAATAAGGAGGGAAAATAAATAATGAAAGTTAAGGAATTGATAGAAAAATTATCAGAATTTGATAAGGAAAAACAAGTAGTAATATTATTTTGTAATGAAAACCCAATATTAGATTCAGGCAGAGGAATAGATAAAGTTTATGAAATAAAAGGAATAGAAGATGATTGTGTTTTTATTCAAGAAATATAGGAGGAAAATAATTATGGCTAGAAATATATGTTTAGATTGTGGATATTTCCTCAACTGCAAACGAGCAGATGAAAAAATCATAGGTTGTGACCAATATATAAAAGCAAATAGAACAATTACAAAAATTGAGAAGGGAGATGTTGATAATGGCACAGAGAGTATCGAACGAAATTGATGTATATACATTTAAAAATCAACTAATTGGACAGAGAGAGGGATTACAACATGCATTAGATTTATTAAAAATACAAGAAAAATCATTACAAAATAGCATTGATTTTATAGATAAAGAATTAGAGCAAAATAAAATAATAGAATAATATTTATGTTTTGTTGATGTTGTGCAGTTTAAAGCACAAATGAGGAGGAGGGAAATAATGAGTGAAAAAAAGATTGAGATTGATAACGATATATTATTTCTTATAGAAAAAATGATTGAATCAGGTGTTAACGAAGGTATTCAAAAAGGACTAAAACAATATGATAATATGCAAAAAAATAAAACAAAATTTAGATATGATAAAAGATTGAGAAATACAAGACTATTATTGAAAAATTATAGGTCCTTTGTTGAGCATTGTGATAATGCAAAATATCTTGTGGAAAATCCTATAAAAAAAGAAATAGAAAAGGATAATTTAAAAGTACAATTATTTGATGATTTCTATAATTTACAAGATGATGCTTATATTGTAGCAAGTATATTAAAGAGTAAAGAAAAAACGAGAATAATATTGGACCATATTAACCTTTGTTTAGACTTTTTTCAAGCGAAAGCAATAAAAACAAATAATCAAGAAATGATTAGAAGGTATAATGTTATATCTGATTTATACATAAATGAAACACCAATGACTTATGAAGAAATTGCAGAAATTGAACATATTAGTCAAAAAACAGTAAATAGAGATAGAAAGAAGGCTATTGAGGAACTGTCGGTTTTAATTTTTGGAATAGATGGATTGGATTTATCTTAATGTCCAAAAAATGTCCTTGACTGTATAATATCAATAAATTAAAATGATAGTGTGATGAAAACTAAAAATGTAATGCCTTTGGTTGCATAATCAATTCTTCCAAATAAAACCTATTTGTAGTAAAAACAAGTAGGTTTATTTTTATATTAGAAAGGATAGTGCCATGAAAATAGAAAAAATAAGTCTGGAAAAATTAAATCCGGCAAAATACAATCCAAGAGTGGAATTACAAAAGGAAGATGAAAGATACCAAAGAATAAAAGCAAGTATTCAAGAGTTTGGATTAGTTGATCCAATAATAGTAAATAGTAAAACAATGACAATTGTAGGAGGGCATCAAAGATATAATATTTTAAAAGATTTGGGAATGAAAGATGCCGATTGTGTATTATTAGAATTAACAGAAAAACAAGAAAAGAGATTAAATTTATCATTAAATAAAAATTCAGGATTATGGGATGAAACTAAATTAGAAGAATTATTTGAAGAATTAAATTTATCTGATGAAGAATTATTTGCAACAGGATTTACAGAAGAAGAAATTACAGATTTATTAAAAAATAATGAGGAAATCCAAGATGATAATTTTGATGTTAAAGAGGCATTGAAAGAAGTTGAGAAAAAAACTATTACTAAAATGGGCGATATATGGAAATTAGGAAATAATAGGTTAATGTGTGGAGATAGCACAAATAGAGATGATGTAAAACGATTATTAAATGGAGAAAAAATAAAATGCTTATTTACATCCCCTCCATACAATATGGGAGCAAATTTATATGAAAATTATACAGATAATTTGGAAAGCAAAAAATATATAGACTTTAATATCAATGTTGTAATGACATGGATTGAACATTTAAAAGGTTATTTATTTTGGAATATTAGTTACAACAAAAATACTAGATGGGAGTTTATTGAAATTCTATATAGAATGATAAAAGAGTCAGGATTAAGATATATGGAATTGATTGTTTGGGATAAAGGACATGGAATGCCCATTGTTTCAAAAGATATGCTAACAAGACAATATGAAGATATTTTGATGTTAGGAGATGATGCAAGTATTTCAAATGATATGGAACTTTATTATTTGGGTACAACAGAACAAAGAGGATATTTTAACAAGAAAAAAGGGAAAGGTATTACGAATTATTGGAGAATTGGAACAGGCAACACTCAATTAGATAATCATAAGGCTTGTTTTCCTGTTGAACTACCTGCAAGAGCAATTGAATTAACAACTGATAAAAATGATGTTGTTGTAGATTGTTTCGGTGGTTCAGGTACAACATTGATTGCAGCAGAACAAATGCAAAGAAGATGTTATATGATGGAGTTAGACCCGCAATATTGTGATGTTATTATAAAAAGATGGGAAAAACTAACAGGGAAAAAAGCCGAATTGATAGATTAAAGGAAAGGATGTGGTGGTTCATGTGAATATTAAAGAGTTAAAGAAAGATTATAATTCAGGAATGCCTAAACAAGAAATAATCACAAAACACCATATCACGATAGGACAATTAAATTATCAAATAGTTAAAAATAAGTGGAAAAGAAGAAAAAGGAAAGGAAAAAAAGGTAATAAAGGTGGACATGGGACAATAGGAAATAAAAATGCACTTGTAACAGGAGCATATTCTAATTTAGAGGGATGTTTTGATAAAGAAGAATTGGAATATTTAAAACAGCCATTAAAAACAAAAAAGGAAGAACTGGAAAAAGAAATAAAATATCTAGAAATTAGGGAAATGCGAATGTTTAAAGAAATAAAACAATTAAAAGATAAAGGAAAAGATTTAACTGTTGTTAGATTGTCAAAATATATTACCACATCAACAGAGGCAGAACATACCTTATTCTTAATTGAAAGATTAGAAAAAGCATTAACTAAAATACAAGAGGCAAAAAGAAGGGCAATAGATTCATTACATAAAATAGAAATTGAAAATGAAAAATTTAGTTATGTTCAATCTAAAAATAATGATAATCCACAATCAGCAACTGATAGAGTTGTTATTATAAATGATTTACCTAACCCAGATGATGAGGAAGTTGAAGAAAATGAGCCAAGTACAGATTAGAGATATTATTGCACCGCATTTTATAAATACTTTCAATTCAAGAAAAACAAATCAAATATATGAAGGTGGAAGAAATTCCACAAAAACATCAATGATAGCAATAAAAGTTGTTTATAATTGTTTGAATGAAGATAATTGTTCTGCGGTAATATTAAGAAATCATCAAGTAGATTTAAGAAAGTCAGTATTTAGAGAAATCAAAAGGGCTTGCCGAAGATTAGGACTAATTGAGGGAATAGATTATAAGGCAACTCTATCTCCAATGGAAATTACACTATTAAAAAATGATAACAAAATATACTTTGCCGGTGGAGAGGATTTTGAAACAATAAAAGGAACTATTGATGAGAAAAAACTAATTAAGATTATTTGGTTTGAGGAGTTAACCAATTTTAAAGATGAAGAAACAATTGAACAAATAAAAGCAACATTTACAAGAGGTAATAACGATTGGTTTATGGCTCTTTATTCATTTAATCCACCAAAAAATAAATTTGATTGGGTAAATCAATGGGTAGAAAAAAAGAAAAAAGATAAAGATTATTTGGTAAATCATAGTGATTATAGAACAGTAAATCCTGAATGGGTTGGTATTATAGCAATAAAACAGGCTGAAAATTTAAGAAAAAATGATGAAAAAAGGTACAATTGGATTTGGTTAGGTCAAGTAATTGGATTGGAAGGGTTAATATATAATCCTGATTTAATTGAATATGTTTCAGAAGATTATATTGAAAAAAACAATATAAAAATTCTGTATTTAGATTTTGCCATTGACTCCGGACACCAAACATCTGCTACTGCATGTGGATGTTATGGATTAGGAAATGATGGTTATTTTTATTTATTAGATACATATTACTATTCTCCAAATGAAAAACCTATTAAAAAGGCTCCTAGTGAATTGAGTAGAGATTTATTTAATTTTAAAAGAGCAATGACACAAAAATATAAAGCAATGACAGATAGAGAAACAATAGATTCAGCAGAGGGAGCATTAAGAAATCAATATTATAAAGATTTTGGAACACGATTAAATCCAGTTGATAAAGGAACAGACAAAGAAAAATTGATTGATTATTCGCAAGATTTTATTGCTGCTAAAAAATTTAGAGTAATTGATAATGGTAACAATAGGATTTTTAAAAAAGAAAATGAAAATTATCAATGGTTACCAAAAACAGTTGAAAAAGGGAAACCGATACCTGACAAAACAGAAAAGGATTTTCCTTCTGATGAGAGGTATTATAATTCTCATTCGCAAACTTATGCTTATACTTATGCAGACCATACACAAGATGAATTTCAATATTGGGTTAAAGATAATTTAGTTAAATTAGGATTAAAATATTAGTAAAGGAGTAAAAAAATGGATCTATATAATAATATTTCAGATGTTTTAAATAAAAGAAATATACATTTAGCAGTTGGAGATATTTACGATTATATGGAAATATGGAAAGAATGGTATGCCGGAGATGTTGCAGATTTCCACCATTACAATGCAAAATTAGCAAATGGACAAACTGTTGAATGTGAAAGATTAACAATGAATATGTTTAAAAAATTGTGTGAAGATATGGCAAAATTATTATGGACAGAAAAAACACAGATTAAATTAAGTTCATTAAATGCTACAAAGAAATTATGGGCAGTTTTAGATAATAAAGTAAATAATTTTACAACAAATTTTCCAATATTTTTGGAGCAAATATGTGCTTTGGGAAATGGTGCATTGATAGAATATAAAGAAAATGGATTAACAACTATTGATTATGTTACAGGAGATTTGATTATACCATATAAATATACGAATTCGTATGTTTATGGAATTATAACTATTTCTAGATATTCAGAAATTGATGCAGATGCAAAAGGGAAAAAAGGAAAAGTAAAATATTTTACACATATTACATATCATGAATATGAAAATGGAATATATAAAAAGAATAATGAATTATATGTTTCAAAAACAGAGGATGAATTAGGAAAAGAAATTGATTTTAATGTTGAATTTCCTGATGTAAAAAAGAGTTCAGAGATTGAGACAGATGTTCCTTATTTCCAAATAATAAAACCAAATTTAGCAAATAATTTGGATATGGCAAGTCCTTTGGGGATATCTATATGTGCTAATTCTATTGATAGGTTTAAGTCAATAGATGTTAAATATGACTCTTTTATGAATGAATTTATTTTAGGAAAGAAAAGAATATTAGTTGATAATTCTAGTTTGAAAGCAAAAGCAATTCCTAATGAAGATGGAACTATTGACTATGTTCAATACTTTGATAAAAATGATACAGTATATGTTGCAGTAGAGGGAATGGAAAAACAACCTGCAAAAGAGATTGATTTTAAATTAAGAGCACAAGAACACATTGATTCTATAAATGCAGATTTGAATTGGTTATCTTCAAATGTAGGATTAGGAAATAATTTTTATAAATTTGATGGAGTTTCAACAAAAACTGCAACGGAGGTTATGTCTGAAAATAGTGAGGCATTTAGAACAAGAGCACATCATTTAATAAATGTTAATGATGTTGTTTATGATTTAGTTAGAGCAATATGTCATATTGAGGGAATAAAAACAACAGACATATCAATAACTCCTGATGATTCTATAATTGAAGATAAAAATGCAGAAAAAACACTAGCATTGATGGAAGTTCAACAGGGATTAAAAAGTAAAAAATCATACTTAATGAAATATGAGGGTATGACAGAGGAACAAGCAGAAAAAGAATTACAAACAATTGCTGATGAAAAAATGACAAATCAGGAAATGTTTGGTTTTCCTACTGAAAGAACTCCGGATGATACAAATGCAGAAAAGAAAGATGAAAAGGAAGAAAAAAAGGAAAAAGTAAATAGTAAGAAAGAAGAAGAAAAGGAGGAATAATAAATGTTACCTCCAAATTATTTAAAACAAGTAGAGAAACAAGCAATAAATATATATGGTAATCTAGAACTTGAAATTATACAAGAAATAGCAGAAAGAATTGTAAATGTAGGATATGCAAATACAGTTGTTAAAAATGATGTTATGATAGCACAACAAATGGGAGTTCTTTATAATGATATTGTAAAAATAGCAGCCAAAGAAAGTGGAAAGTCATTTGATGAAATTCGTTCTATTTTTGAAGATGCAGGAGCAACAACAATAAAGAATGATGACAAAATATATAAAATGGCAGGACTAGATCCTATTGCAATAAAACAAGATAAATCAATGATGGATTTTTTATTAGCAACAGTAAGAAAAACTGATAGTAATTTAGAAAATTTAGTAATGACAACTGCTACATCTAGTCAAGAGTCTTTTTTTAATGCAATGAATCAAGCATATATGGAAATTTCAACAGGAGTAAAAAGTTATTCACAAGCAATAATTGATGCTGTTGATAGTGTTGCACAAAAAGGAGCATCTGTTATATATCCATCAGGACATAAGACAAGTGTTGAAAATGCAGTAAGAATGAATATTGTTACAGGAGTTAATCAAACTTGTGGTAAATTGCAACAAATGAGAGCAGAAGAATTGGGATGGGATTTAATGGAGATTGATGCCCATGCAAATGCAAGACCATCTCATGCAGAATGGCAAGGAAAAGTAGTTAGTTTAAGTGGAAAAGCAGGTTATTTATCATTAGAAGATATAGAATATGGAGAAATAACAGGATTTAAAGGAATAAATTGTTATCATGATTGGAGACCATATTATGAAGGTTCTGCGAGAACATATACAGACCAAGAATTAGAAGATTTAAAAAATGAAATTGTTGTATATAATGGCAATAAGATGTCAAAATATGATGCAACACAAATTCAAAGACAATTAGAAAGACAAATAAGACAGGATAAAAAAGAATTAGCAGGATTACAGGGAATTTTAACAAGTACAACTAATGATAATAAACTTTTAGAAGATACTAGAACAGAATTTGCAAGAAGAACATTATATTATAATTCACATAAAAAAGAATTAAACAGTTTAGTTCAACAAATACTAACAAAAAATGATAATACTAGATTATATATTGGAAAACAAGAAAAGGTTATAGGTACACAAATTGGAGTTGTAACTAAAATTGCTAATAAATATAATAATAGTGGTATTATAGGAATGAATGTAAATGGTGTTAAGATACAAGAAATTGGAGAACACATCATTTCAAGAACTTATGGAAAGAAAGTTAGTTTTGAAGATGTTGAAGATACATTGAAAAATCCTGTTGGCTATGGTAAAATAAGAACAGATAATAGCCAACAAATAAAAGGTGCACATTGTACTGTTGTATTAAATACTAAAACAGGAAAATTGATTACTGTGTACCCTAAAAATAATTAAAAGGATGATAAAAAATGAAAATAAAAAGTAAATTTGATGAAAGGCAATTAGAATTGATTGCAGAATTGCATATAGACATAGAACAAGATTTCAACAAAGAAAGGTTGGAAGATTTTGAGGATAAAGTCTATAATAAAATGATGGATAATTTAGATTCGGAACAAAACTTTACTGATAAGGCAACAGAATATGAAAATATCCTAGACATTGTAGTTGATATAGAAAACAATTACAATGATTAAATGAATTAGTTAATTAAAGACACATAAAAGGTGTCTTTTTTTATTGTCTTTTACAGGTAGACATTAAAGAACTGGGAATATGCCGACGGGCGAAAACGGGAGGTAATAAAAATGGACAATGAAAACAATAACAATCAAGTTGATGAAAAATTAAATCAACAAAATGGAACAGTAGAAGGAAACGAAGGAACTGGGAAAGTAGATACTCAAACTACAAAACAAAATGAGGGTGCTTTTAAAGTATTTCAAACACAAGAGGATTATCAAAAAGCAGTAGATGCTTTAATGAAATCTAAACTTCCATCAAAAGAAGAAATGGAAGAATTTAAGAAATATAAAGAAAGCAAAAAAACAGATGCTGAAAAAGCAGCAGAAAAAGAAACTGCTTATCAAAAAGCCTTAACCGATGTCGAGGAAAAAGACAAGACAATAGCCATATTAAGAAGTGGAGTGTCAAGAGATTATGAGGACTTTGTTCAATATACAGTTTCAAAAATGGATGGAGATTTTGAGGAAAATTTAACACAATTCCTTAAAGATAATCCAAAATATTTAGGAAAATCTGAAAGTGATAATGATGATCCTAGAAATAATACTGATGGTGTATCAGTAAGAAATATGAATAATAAAAAAGATAGTGGTGTTTCAGCAATATTAAAGCAAAAACACCCTGAATTATTTAGTTAAATGAAAGAGAGGTAATATATTATGGCAAATGCATTAGGTACAAATGGTACACATAAAAGAAAAGAAACTTATGCTAATGAAGTGTTAGCAATTGCGAGAGCAGAAACAAATATTTATGAGGATTTTTCAGAAGATTACGAAAAAGATGGAGTAACAGGACAAATCAATGTTCCAACAAGAAATGGAGAGGTAAAAGTTTCAGATTATGATATTAAAAATGGTATTGAATTAACACAATCTGCAACAGATTTCTTACCACTTCCAATTGATAAAGACTATGGTGTAAACGAGTTAATTGATGGATACGAGGCAGATGCAGTTCCAGATAACTTAAAAGCACAAAGAATTGAAAGTGCAGGATATTCTATTGGTATGAAAAAAGAGGCAATGGCAATTGAATGTTTAATGACAGGTACTGTTTCAACAGATACAACTGCATTAACAGTTAATGATGTCTATGAAAAAATAGTTGCAGAAGTTACAAATATGAAGAAAAGAAATATGAAAGTTGGTTCAATGAGAGTTGTTATTTCAGCAGATGTTGAAAAATTATTATTAACTGATAAAGTATTTGCTAATACTTCATCAACAATTGGTGCTGAATTGATTAGAGAAGGAGTAATTGGTAAAATCGCAGGTGTGCCTGTAAAGGCTAATTATTTAATGGATGAAGATGTAGAATTTGTTATTTACGATAAAAGATTTTGTCAAAAATATGAAGTATGGAAGAAAGAGCCATCTGTTGAAGATATTAAAGATGGTAAACATATTGGAAGTTCTGCATTACAAGGTAGACAAGTTGGTGGCTTAATGGTTACTAATGCTCTTGGTGTTCAAATTAAAAAAAAACAGTAAATGAACCACAAGCACAATCTGAAAGTGAAGATTTAAGTTCATTAACAAAAGCACAATTATTGGAAAAGGCTACTGAATTAGGTGTAGAAGGTGTTTCTAATAGTAACACCAAAGATGAAATAATTGCTGCTATTCAAACAAAGATGAATGAAAATGTGTAGGAGGTAAAAAGGTATGCTAAATTATATAACTGATACCGAGTATAAAAAGTTAATTGGTGTGGATAGCATACCGGATAACTTTAATAATTTAGTAATTGAGGCAAGTACATATATAAATTCAAAAACATTTAATAGAATTGATTCTAATGATATTCACGAAAATGTAAAATATGCTACTGCCTTAATTATTCAAAAAATGGATGAGGCTGAAAATCAAAAAAAAGAAATTGGAAATCTAAAATCACAAAATATTGAAGGGTGGAGTGAAAGTTATGCAACACCCGAAGAAATCGACAAAAAGTTAGAAGTGGATAAATTAAAAATTATAAAACAATACTTATGGAATGTAATAGGAAAAGATGGACAACCTCTCCTATATTCAGGAGGTTTCTGATGAATAAAAGATTTTTTATACATTCTATCACTATTTATCATGTTAATAATAATGATACATTTACGAAAATGGATTTTAAGGAAGTTTATTTTAGACATAATAAAAAATCTAATATGATTGATAAACGGACTTGAAAAAGGCAGTTCTGGAACAATTTATATACCTACAATGGATAAGTTAGAACTAACTGAAAGTGATATTGTAGTAGAAGGAATAATTGATAAAGAATATGCTGAAATTTATAACGATCCTAATATTCAAAAATTTAGAATCGTTAGTGTAGATGATAACCGAAAAGGTAATTTACAACACTATAAGTTAGGAGTTAGTGAATAGTGGGTAATAATAGTGGTTTTAATGTTGTTGTTAAAATGAATAGTGAAAAACAAATTCAAAATAGACTTCAAATAAACGATGAAGGCAGGGCGGTAGAATTTCTTCGTGATGATGTATATAGATTATATCAACCTTATGTACCTCGTGAGCATGGAGATTTATATCGCCTAGTTAGTTTTCCAAATAAAAGAACAATTAGGCACAACTCTCCATATTCCCATTATCATTATAAAGGAATATTATATTTAGCCAAAAATGGAAGTTCTTGGGCTAAAAAAGGAGAAAAGAAATATCCAACAGGTACTAAATTAAAATACTCTATTGGAGGTCCTGAATGGGATAAAAGGATGATGAATAATCGTAGAAGTGAAGTTGAAAAGGATTTAGAAAATTTTATAAAAAATGGAGGAAAATAAAATGTCTAAACAAAAAACAAGTATTGAGAAGTCAAAAATGCAATATATAAAGGAATATATTGAAACTTGTCCTTTGTTAAAAGGTAATAAAATCAATGTTGATTACTTAAAAGATAAAGAATATAGTTATTCAATTGATAGAACACCAGTAAATCCTGTTGTAAAACAATATACTGATGGAGCATCAATAAAACAGATTGCATTTGATTTTAGTATTACATTTCCGATAGCAAGTGTTGCACTTTATAATTTAATGAATTCAAAATTTTGTGATGATTTTATGGATTGGATTGAAAGCCAAAACAATAAAAGAAATTTACCGGGAATTGAGGGTGCGAGGTCAATTCGTTGCACTTCTCCTGGTTACATTTTAAGTAAATCAGAAACAACGGCAATTTACATTATTCAAATGAATTGTCAATATTATGAAAAAAAGTTAGGAGGAAATTAAAATGGGTTTAAAAGATGGAGATATTCTAAATAGAGCCGATAAAGTTGCATTTATGGGATTAACAGATAATGCAACTACATATAACAGAATGCATGGTTTCACAGATATGGGAAAATCTGCAAATCCTAGTGAATATTCTAGAAGATATGTAGATGAAAGAACTGAAAGAAGTGATGTAACAGGTTATGCTCCTGAAATTGGTTATGGATTTGACCAAACTAAAGGAGATAAAGTTCAACAAGTAATAGTTGATATTACTGATGATGAACTTACAGGGAAGAAAGTTACAATAGTAACAGTTGATTTTTCACAAGAAGGAGCAACAGCAAATACTTATGTTGCTAGAAAAAGAGAATATTCAGTTATTCCTGATAGCGACGGAGATAGCACAGATGCTTATACTTATAGTGGTTCATTTAAAGCAGCCGGAGATATTGTAAAGGGAACTGCAAGTTCAACAGATAATTGGGAAACATGTTCATTTACTGCTGATGCTGATGCAAGTAATGAATAAAAAATAATCTAATTTGGTTTTGAGGCTAGGTAAATCTAGTCTCTTTTTTTATTTATAAGGAGGAAGTTTTAATGAAAGTTTTAAATGTAGAGTTAAATTTTGATTTTGCTGATGCAGATGATTTGGAGAGATTTGAAAAGGAATATCCTGAAACAGAAAAAAGATTACAAGAAATAAAATGGGATAATGCCAAAGCAAGTGAAACTATTAGAAGTTTTTGCAAAGTAATATTTGAGTTCTTTGACAAACTATTTGGAGAAGGAACGGCAGAGAAAGTGTTTAAAGGTAAATCTAATTATCAAACATGTTTAAAGGCTTTTAAAGATGTTGTTGATGAGAAAGATAAACAAGACAACGAAGTTGATGAGACAATTCATTACTTGGAAAATTATTCTCCTGATAGAGCAAAAAGAGATTAGTTATGAACATATTGATTGATAAACTATCTACTATTTTGAAAAAAAGAGTAGGAGATATTGATTTTAATACAGATTTTAGGATTGGAATGTTATTTGAAATGTTAATGCAAGATAGAAACATTGAAAAAGAAATAAAAGTTATTCAAGCAATAAAACTGTATTATCCTCATCCTGAACAAATAACAGATATAGAGAAAGCCTATGATGATATTGTATGGTTTTATACTTGTGGAAAAAGTGATTTTAATAAAAACAAGAAAGATGAGGAGGAAAAAAGCACCAAGAGAAAAGAAAAATCTCCAAAAGATGAAAGAATTTATGATTATGAATATGATGATGGTTATATTTATAGTGCATTTCTTCAGCAATATGGGATAGATTTACAAGAAATTGAATATTTACATTGGTGGAAGTTCAAATCAATGTTTGATGCTCTTAATAAAGACACAAAAATAGTAGAAATAATGGAATATCGAGCAATAGACCTAGGAAAAATCAAAGATAAAGATGAGAAAAACAGATACAAAAAATTAAAGAAAATATATAGTTTACCGGATATGAGAACGGAGGCTCAAAAGGAGGCAGATTTCGGAAGTTCATTCTGGTAAAGAAAGGAGTAAGAAAATGTCAGATGGTTCAGTTGATATTGAAGTCGGTTTGACAAAAGACCAATTCAACAAACGGATTAAAATCCGTAAAAAATGATTTGAACTCCTTAAAAAATTCATCTATTGGAAAAACATTTGATGGAATTTCTAATAGTCTAAATTCTGTTGGAAACATGGCTACAAGTGTTGGAAAGAAAATAACGGTTGGTTTAACTGCACCTCTTACTGCATTGGCTACGGCAGGTATTAAATATAATGCAGAAATGCAAACATATAATACTAGATTAAAAACATTATTAGGTAGTGCAGCAGAGGCACAAAAAACATTAGACCAAATAAAGAAAGATGCAGCAGCAACTCCTTTTGATGTTGCAGGATTAACACAAGCAAATTCGTTATTGATCTCTGCAGGTTTAAGTGCTGATGATTCTAGAAAAACAATTCTTGCTTTGGGAGATGCCGTTTCCGCATCAGGAGGAGGAAACGAAGAACTACAAAGAATGGCAGTTAATTTACAACAGGTTAAGAATGTTGGTAAGGCAACTGCATTGGATATAAAACAATTTGCCTTTGCAGGAATTGATGTTTACGGAATGTTGTCAGATTATACAGGAAAAAGTAAAAAAGAATTGCAAGATATGGAAATTACTTGGGATATGTTAAATGGTGCAATCATAAAAGCAAGTTCAGAAGGTGGAAGATATTTTGGAGCAATGGAGGCACAATCACAAACAATTTCAGGTAAGATTTCAACATTAAAAGATTCTTTTAGTGCTTTTACTGGAAATCTAACATCTTCTTTAATACCAACAGTAAATAAAGTAATAGATTTTACTAGTCAATTATTGGACAAGTTTAATAATCTTGATAGTGGAACACAACAAGCAACACTAAAAATTATAGGATTTGCAGGTGCATTAGGACCTGCTCTTATTGGTTTTGGGCAAATAAATAAAGTTTTAGGTACAGTTACAGGTAAATTTAGTGGGTTTGGAAGTAAATTAAAGGGAATTCCTAGTATTGTTGGAAAAGCCGGTAGTAGTTTTGGAAATTTCGGAAAACAAGTAACAAGCGGACTTTCAACAATATTTAGTGGAGGAATATTTGACAAAATCGGTGGAACATTTTCAAAAGGTTTTGGAAAAATTTCGAGTGTTCTTTCAGGATTTGGAAGTAAAATGTTAGTTCCATTTCAAGTATTAGGTGGAAAAATAGGAACTTTATTAAGTCCAGTAACTACTGCATTAAGTTCGTTTGGAGGCAAAATCAATGGAGTATTTTCAAATATTACAGGTGCTATTGGGAGAGCCTTTCCTAATGTTACAGCCGGTTTAAGTAAAATTGGAGGAGCATTTGGAGGAGCATTTTCAGGAATAATGGGAAATGTAGGTAATTTTGCATCGAAATTTTTACCTATATTCACAAAAGCATTTGGAATAAGTGCCATTATTGGTGCAGTTGTAGCAGGATTAGGAATGTTACAACAAAATTTTGGAACACAAATTAACAGTATATTACAAAATATGACAGAGAAAGGACCGCAAATAATCGGTAATTTAGTTAATGGGATTACATCAAAAATACCTGAATTGATTTCATTAGGAGGAACATTATTAAATAATTTTCTTCAAACAATAATTGCGAACTTACCGGCTATTATAAGTGGTGGAATACAGATTATTGGAAGTCTAGTAACAGGTATTGCTCAACAATTACCAACTTTAATTCCAACAGTATTACAAGTTATTATGACAATTTTTAATTCTTTAATCGCCAATCTACCAACAATAATACAAGCAGGACTTCAATTATTGGTTAGTTTTATTCAGGGAATAGTAAATGCAATTCCTCAATTGATTGCAATGCTACCTACAATAATAACTACTATTTGTACTGTTATAACAGAACAATTGCCAAATATAATTCAGGCAGGTATTACAATTCTTGTAACTTTAATTCAGGGCTTGGTAGATGCAATCCCACAATTAGTGGCAATGCTACCACAAATAATAAACACAATAATTACAACATTGATTGAAAATTTACCTTTGATTATAGATGCGGGTATTCAAATATTGATTGCTTTAATTGATGGTTTGATTCAAGCAATTCCAATGTTAATTGAAATGTTACCTCAAATTATTTCAACAATTGTAACTGTTTTAGCACAAAATTTACCTAAAATCATTCAAGCAGGTGGAAAAATTATAACATCATTAGTTGCAGGAATAGGTGCTTTATTATGCAAATTAGGAGAGGCAGCAGGAAAAATCATTCAATCAATTTGGAATGTTTTAAAAGAATTACCAGGCAAAGCACTTCAATGGGGTAAAGATATGATTCAGGGATTTATTGATGGAATTAAAAACATGCTTGGAAATATAGCAGAGGCTGCAAAAAATGTTGGAAATAAAATTAAAGAATTTTTACACTTTTCAAGACCTGATAAAGGACCTTTAAGAGAATATGAAACATGGATGCCTGATATGGTTAAAGGATTGTCTAAAACTTTAACGAAAGCATCTCCAAAACTTTACAATGCAAGTAAGGATTTATCTGAAAAACTTGCAGATGGATTGGATATAAGCAGTATTTACAATAAATTGCAATCTGCTATTTCTTTGGAAACAGGAAATATTTCCACAAAAATTAAATCAAAAGCCTTATTGGATGAAAGTAAAAATCAACCAAAAACAATTCAAAATGATAATGGTGTAAACATAAATAATACTCAAAACTTCTATAATACAACACCAAGTCCTTATGAAGAACAAAAAGAGGCAAAACAACAATTAAGGAGGTTAGCGTATGGGTTATAAATTAGAATTACAATTTAATAGTAATAATAAAACTTTGAAAATGGCAAAAGAAACTGATTTTAGAATTATAAGTATAAGTGGATTAGAAGGTAGTTCTTATACTATACACAAAGCAGACTCTAACCAAGATGGAATGGTTGTTACAGGAAAGAAGATTGAGCCAAGAGAGATAATCATAAAAGGGGATATAAAGAAAAATGATAATGAAAATATAAATAGACAAAAGATTATTAGTTTTTTTAATCCTAAACAAACAGGAGAAGTAATTATCAATAGAAATGACATAAGTAGAAAAATACAATATGAAGTTAGTTCTCCTCCTTATTTTACATCAAGTAATCTTTTTGATTATATGACTTTTGAGGTAATTTTAGAATGCCCTGATCCATTATTAAGTAGTGTTAATAATTATGGCAAAAATATTGCTCTTATTACACCACAATTTGCATTTCCACTTATTATTCCCGCAGGAAAAGGTAAAATTGCAGGATATAGGACATATAAAAACGAGGCAATATTAAATAACGATGGAGATACAGAAACAGGATTAGAAATTGTTTTTATTGCTAGTAGAGGGGAAGTTACAAATCCAAAAATTGAATTAAGCACAGGAGAATTTATTGAAGTTATTACTCAAATGGCAAGAGGAGATATATTAAAGATAAATACTAACAATAGAAAAAAGTCAATAACTTTAAATGGAGAAAACATTATAAATAGAATTAACAGGCAAAGTTCTTTCTTTAATTTAAAAGTTGGGACAAGCACTATAAAATATAGTAGTGAAAAAGGATATGTAAATATTGATGTTAATATCTATTTTTACAAAAAATATATAGGAGTGTAAGTTATGGAATTGATAATGTTAGATGAAAATTTTATTCCGTGTGGGATAATAGACAATTTTTCAAGTTTATCATGGACACGAAGATATTATGATGTAGGAAGTTTTAATTTACAAATAACCATTAGTGATTATATGAAAATTAAAAATGCAAAGTACATTTATAGTAATAGTTTTATAGAAACTGCAAAAATAGAGGCAGTAAAATATATCAATGGTGTAAATGATATAAATGTTCAATTAAGTGGAAGATTTTTGGAAATATTGTTAAACGATAGAGTAATAAATAATACTCAAAATCTAAATAATACAACAGAAAACAATTGTAGAAATTTGGTTAATAATTTTGCAATAAATCCTAGTGTTTCAAGTAGAAAAATACCAAAAGTTAGATTGGGAGAGGCTCACGGATTAGGAAAGAAATATATAATGCAGGTTACAGGCGAAGAACTGATGACCGAACTATATACACTAGCAAAACAAGATGAATTAAGTATAAGACTTCGTTATGATTTTGTAAATGATGAGATTATTTTTGAAGTATGGCAGGGATTGGATAGGACTGATAAACAAACTACAAATACATTTGCTATATTTAGTAGAAATTTTGAAAATATTTTAGATGATAATTATTCAATGGATTCTACAAAACAAAAAAATTTTGCTTATGTTTATGGAGAAGGCGAAGGAGAGCAAAGATTTTTAATAGAGGTTGATAACACTAATGGAAAGGAAAGAAAAGAATTATATGTTGATGCAAGAGATTTACAACAAGATGATATGACACTAAATGAATATAAAGATGCATTAAGAAATAGAGGCATTGAAAAATTAAATGAATGTAACAAAGTGGAAACATCTGATTTTCAAATAGATCCATTTTCAAATTTGATTTATGGTAAAGATTTCGATTTAGGAGATTTATGCACCTATAAAAATGAAGAACTAGGAATTTTAATTGATAATAGAATTGTTGAAATTTCCGAGGTTTATGAGAATGGAAATAAGAAAATAGATGTTATTTTTGGAGATGACTATAATTTGAAAGGAGTGATTGCATAGTGAAAAGTGGATTTTTTAACAGTAATATTACTGGATATGATGATGAAGGAATGCCTATTTTTGATAGAGCACAAGAGGCATCATTTTTTGCAAAATATTTTAGCAGTTTTATAGGCAATGGTATTTATCCAAATCCTTCAACAGGAATGCAGATACTTGAAGATTCAGGAATGAATGTTAGGGTTTCAAATGGATGTTGTTTTATAAATGGATATTTTGGATGGATAGAAGAAATAGAGCCTGAAAATTTAACAATACAAGCATCTGAAAATCTACCTAGAATTGATAGAGTTGTTGCTAGACTAAATTTGGTAGAACGATTTATAGAATTAAATGTAAAAAAAGGAACTGCAAGTAGTAATCCAATTGCACCTGATATTGAAAGAAGTTTAGATTACTACGAAATTGCATTGGCAGATATTAGAGTTAATGCCAATGTTGGAAAAATAACACAATCCAATATAACTGATTTAAGACTTAATAATAGTCTTTGTGGAATTGTATCAGGAGTTATTGAACAAGTAGATACTACAACTATATTTAATCAATTTAAAGCATGGTATGAAGAAACTACACAACAAGCAAGTACAAATATTGAGGCAATATTAGAAGAATTTCAAAATGGATTTAATGAATGGTTTGAACATATTAAAGGTCAATTGAGTGAAGATGCAGCAGGAAACTTACAATTACAAATTGATGAAATAGTTGCTGAACAAAATAAATTAAAAGATATTGTAATGGATGCTATTTCTCCGATAATGACAGAGTCAGAGGAAATTTTAGCAACAGAAACAGGAGAATATATTGTAGCAGGTATGTAAAAAAGAAATTTTTAATAAAAAAATAGGAGGTAAAATTATGATAAAAAAGATTACTGAATTAACAGAAGGAAAGCCACTTAAAAAAGATGTTATTCCATTTGTTGATACTACCAATGGAACAACAAAAAAGGCAGTAATAGAAAATTTATTAAATGTAATAGTTCCTAGTAATGCAGGAGGACATAATGCAATATATAGAGGAAAAGATATTACAGAATACTTTTATGGTAGAGAAAAATATAATGAAAAAACATTTAGTCAAGCAGTTGCTGATGGAACATTCGATAATATTTTTGTAGGAGATTATATTATTGGAAAAACAAGTAATAGAAAATATATTGTTGCAGATATAAATTACAGATTACATTGTGGAGATACAGAATGTAAGACACAACATGTTTTAGTAATTCCTGAAAGAATAATGGGAACTGCTAAAATGAATGATACTAATATTACAACAGGTGCTTATATTGGAAGTAAGATGTACACAGAATACTTAACACCATTTAAAACAATAATAAAAAATGACTTTGAATCAGGTCATATATTAAAACATAAGAATATTCTTACTAATGCAGTAACAAATGGATATGCAAGTGCTGGTGCATGGTATGAATCAGAAATAGAATTAATGAATGAAAATATGGTATATGGTGCACCTATATTCACTAATATTACTAATGGTACAGCTGTGCCATATAACTACACCATAGACAAATCTCAATTATCATTATTCAGATTAAGACATGATTTAACTGTTGCTAGAAATGATGCAGGAGATAGATATTGGTACTGGCTAAGAGATGTTGTTTCTTCTTCGGCCTTTGCTCTTGTCAACGGCCTCGGTAATGCCACCAACGGCAGTGCGGGCCATTCGGGCGGCGTTCGCCCTGCTTTCCTAATCTACTAATCAAGCATCAGACAGGGCTTTATGCCCTGTCATTAGAATAACTATTTTCTGATATAGTTAAAATTATTTATTTTTTATGATATGATTTTAAAAATTAGAAAAAGGAGTAATAGTATTATTAGGAATGTCAGATATAAAGAAAAGTGAAAGAGCAGAATCAAAACTGGAAGTAATACATGGTGCATATGCTATTAGAATGGCTGTAACAAATTTGGCGGAAAACAATTTTTATATAACACTTTCTAAAATTGAAAATCGAATTACTGAGAGAGTAAAAGGACTTGAAGAAAGAGAGCAGCAAAAAATAAGAGAGGGAATGTATAAATTTTATAGAAGTCAAATAAATAGATTAACTGATAGTGTAATAGAACTTGCAATGGGTATAAGCAGACATCTAAGAATAGCTAATACAATATTTCCAACATATATGTCTGAGTTTGAGGAAAGAAGGCTAGAAATGGATAGAGCAATGTCTTGCTGCAATGCCCTTCAAGATGAATTGCAATATGCAGGAGAATGTTTATATGCAGACCTAAATAAGTATATGAATTTAGTATTACAAATCCAAAAAGAATTTAATATGATCAAATCACTTAGACAGACTGACAATAGATTTTTAAAAAATATAAAAAAATAGTGGGTATTCTTTATATGTTGTTTCTTCTTCGAACTTTGCTAATGTCAACAACAACGGTAATGCCAACAACAACAGTGCAGGCAATTCGAACGGCGTTCGCCCTGATTTCACAACCCATACAATTATATGGACTAGTTTCCACAGTGTGGAGATGGGAAAAGGAAAGGAAAGATTATCCCTTCAATTTGTGAAAATTGATAAATGCTAATCGCTATGCATTTAGTTACGACTAGTAATGCTATAAAAGTGATTTTTATGAATATTTATTATGATGCTAATAAAATATATGAAGCAGGAGCAAAAGCTATAAAAGGTGCACCTTTTAAATACAAAACACAACTTTTTGAAATGAACCATTTGCTAGAAACAGCACAGCTACAACAAAGATTAAAGAATGGAGAATATAAACCAACTCAAGGTACAAAATTTACTTTAAATGAAAGAGGGAAAATTCGACATATTACAACAAATAATATGGTAGATAAGACCATAAATCATTTAATGTGTGATGAAGTATTAACTCCTGCAATTACTCGATTTTTAATTTATGATAATGGGGCAAGTCAAAAAGGAAAAGGTGTAGCTTTTCATAGAAAAAGATTTGAAGTACATTTACACCAATATTATAGAGAACATAAAAGTAATGAGGGATATATATTGCTAATAGACTTTTCAGGATATTATGCAAGTATTCCTCATAATTTATGTTTGAAAAATCTACAACAATTTTAAAAAAAAGCAGATCCAGAAGAAGCACAAATTACTCTAAGCATTTTAAAAAAGTTATTCAAAATATTTGATATTGATAATCAAAATGGAAAGGGTGTAGATATAGGTAGCCAACCGAGCCAAAGCATTGGTATTTCTTATCCCTCTAAAATTGATAATTACATTAAAATAGTAAGAGGTTGTAAATATTATGGAAGATATACTGATGATAGTTACATTATTCATGAAAGCAAAGAATTTTTAAAAGATATTCTAAAAAATATCAAGAAAATAGCCAATGAATTAGGATTAGTTGTAAATGATAAAAAAACAAGAATTGCTAAACTATCTCAACAATTCAAAGTTTTACAAATTAATTATTCGTTAACAGAAACAGGGAGAATTATTAAAAAAATAAACTCAAAATCAATAACAAGAGAAAGAAGAAAATTGAAGTCATACAAAAGGTTACTAGATAAGAACAGAATAACTATTGATGATATAGAAAATATATTCAAAAGTTGGATGTCTAGTAATTATAAAATTATGTCAAAAATGCAAATAAGTAATATGTATCAATTATACTATGACTTATTTGGAAGGAGGGTAAAATGGAAAAATCATTCAAAATTACATTGGCTGATGGAACACAACTTAAAAACTTAAAATTAAATGGAAATAATTATATTTCAAAAACAGAAATAACTGAAGATTATTTCAAAGGTAAATTATCAAAAATTACAATTGAAGATGAAACCGATAAAACATCTGAAGAATTTGAACACATGGAATTAGTGCAAATTGTTCATTATGAAGATGGCTATTATTTTGTATTAAGACAATTATCTGCAG